GCTTGACCATCATCTTGAGCAAGAGTATTGAAAGCAATATCAAATAAGCGATTTTGATTTGATCTGCTTTCAAGCGATAGCGTGTTTCCTTGAGCGTCTTTGATGCAAACAAAATGATGGTAGATATCAGTTTTTGGATTGATAGACTCAATCCGATCAATGAGATGGTCTAGTGCTTCGTAAATCCCCATGTTATTCTCCAAGTAAATTCGCTTTGACGATTTCAATTAACTGATCAACTTCTTTTTTTGCAAGACCAATAAAGCCACGATCTTCATTAACAGCATAGCCATAATCTTGCACCGGTGGCAGAAGGCCAATCGTAAATTTAGTATTGCTTGAATCAAGCACAACGAAGTTTTGTAACATCATTCCCGAGAGAGTTAAATCAACCGCCGCCGTTTGGCCTTCAATAGCATTTGATCTTTTTCTAGACTTCTCTTTATATTCAGCATAACCGCCAGGGAATAGCATGCTATTTGCCTTCTTTATCCCACCTTTAGGCTTTAATCGCTTATAGGTTGTTGACTTATAAGAAATGTAAATAGGCTTGTTTGAATATGCTCTAAACCTATTGAGATTATAATCTAAGCCTTTATAAATTCGTATCTTGATGATTGCCAGAATATCTTGAGCAATTGCCGTCATGACTGGCTTAGTTAAATTTAGCGATGGCAAGTTTAGGCTTAGAGTTGCTTTCATTTACCATCTCATATTTCTTGAAGGTATAAATTGAGCTTCATATTCCCCAATAACTCTACCGGCAAAATTCCCACGAATATCCTTACTGGCACTTACTCGCTGATTGTTTTCAGTTGTCTGAATGATACCATCAGTATTTAAATCTAAGCTGATTGTCTTCATAGATAGATCAGCCAATTCAATTCCTCTGGATCTCATCTTTTCACTTAAATCAATATTTCCATTAAGCTCATGTATCCTAGCAATCGCAAGATAAGCATGAGCTTGTAGCAAATCGTGTGAATTGTGTATGTCATCTTCATCAACATCCCTCGGTACAATTAAATCTCTTACATATAAAGCCAGCTCATCAAGTGATGATGATATTTGCTCATCAAAGCCGTTAGATCGTCTAGGTGCTAGATCGGCAACATGTGGGAAGATTGAGCACAATTTATTATGATCTAGGCCAGTATCAAAAGGCCTAGGCACAACTTTTAAACTTCCCTTTTCAACTCGGTTAATTGTTTGTGTGCCTTCACTTTGTACATACTCAACAGCATAAGCGATTGTTTGCTTAGATGCTGTGATGTTGGATGATGAGCAAGTATAAAGCCAGCTGGCGAATTGAATTGTCGAATTTGCATTAAAAGAAATATCTCTAGGAAGTGGATCAGCCAAGATCAACTGATTGCCGGCTATTCGCACAATCTTTATTGCAAAGAATGTATCTGCATCAGTCAATAAGAATGCATCACTTTGAAACGGTTTTAAAGCGGTTGCAGATGCTGATAAAGTGATCGCTCTTCTATCTCTATCTAAATCAGTGGCCACTAAATCAGATCGGCCTTGAGTCATAGCGCCACCAACTGATCCATCTTCAAGATAGAAGGCAATTGATGGAGTGCCACTTAAGGGAGCTGGAGACTGCCAAATGAAATTATGATTTTTTCCTTGTTGTGCTTTTCTCATATCGTTATATCCTTTATCTCGCTATCTGAAACCACCGTTAAATTATTGACCTTTAGAAATCCCTTGCTCACTGGCGCCCAAGAGTGACGGCAATTATAACCACCGCCGGATGTTAGTGGCGGACCGCTTGAAGGCTGACCATTATCGAGCTTGATGATTTGTTTTTTAGATAGCACTTTCCCAACCAACTTGCGACAAAATGGTCTAGTGATGCCGTCTTTAGGTCCTACATAAATAAAATTCTCTAAGCCTGCTTCATCAGCATTTAACGCATTGATTGACCGGCCAAATTCGGCGATCTTCGTTCTGGCTTGAGTTGTGCCTATACCAACTGATTTATCAAACGCCACTCTCATCTGATCAAGCACTGGCTTTGAGCTTCCCACGATGATTGCAGTTGTTGCCATGTTGCGAATTGCACTACTAAGAGAAGGCAAGATTTGAGCGTCAAAAACTTGTGATGAAGTTTGTTGCGCTATTGCCTGCACGATAGCCGGCGGAGCTGATCTAAATTCCGGATCAATTTCAATTGTTGCCTTATTGATCATCTCCACTATATCCACTTGAGACCGCTCAAAATATGTCAAAGCGTCTCCCATGCCACTGGTGATCAAAAATGATTTAAGCTCATCCGGTGACATGCTAATCAACATTTGGCCTTGGCCTTGTTGCACCATTTCGGCAATTGCTCGATATAATCGATTGGTTGCTTTTTTCATTTCTTCCTCAAAAGTTTTAGCTGAATTGACTTCTTTCATTAGTACATCCAGCCTCATCTTTAAGAGGAGTTTCATTTGTGGATTGCGTTCATCAATCCATTGCTTCCTAAGGTCTTCTATTGCCTGCGTATCTGCATCACCGGCTTCCGCTAAGTGAACCACACTATTGAAAATATTAAGGCAATGAGTACAATACATAGGAATTTAATCAAGCTTAAGCTAAGCAATCAGTAAGCAAGAAGCCGTAATTTTGAGCAATAATCTTATCTTGATGTGTGTGCTCCATCCAAACGGTTCTCTTGGTCATAGCAAGATCATCATAAGCGCCAGAAGAATAGCCTTCATAGACAAAATTCAAGGCTGCAACTGGCATGACCTTGACGCCGTTCTTATTTGCAATAGCGTCAGATCCCTTCATGATACCCATGAAAACACTGTCATCGGTCCAGACTTGAGCTTCAGAAGATGTTAAGCCAGCGTTTGCGGTTTCTTTTCTAGCACTACCAACATGCACATTTGGAATCCCTAAAACTTCTTTGAGAACGCTGATAACCATATCATCTTTCATCAAGCGATTGCCGGCAGCAGTACCGGAAGGAGTAGCGCCAGCAGTGAAAAATCCACGTACTTCAGCATTGCGGGATAAAGCACGCAAAGCACCATACCCAAGTACTAAAGTATCAGGGAGGATACCATGAGAATTTGCACGAATAACATCAATCAAAGCGTGAAGATCGGTTAAAGGTTCGGCGCCAGCTTGATTCCATTGTGTACCATTTGAGCCACTTGCAAGACTTGCTAAAGCAGAAGTATAACTCCCCCAATTGCCAGCGCCAAACAAGAGATTAGCTAAACGAGTTTCACGATTGAGTAGCATTGATCTTTGCACTTTTCTGAAAGATCGTTGCTCCTCATTGCCTGGATATTGTGAGTACTTGATATCTTCAAGTGCAATTTCATCAGAAAGAGAATAGATTTTTGCTGAGAAGGTTGTGCTTGAACGGTCAAAGTTGCCAATTCTTTGGCGGTCTGCACCTGGTGCACGCTGAGCGTCAACATCTGGAGATCCCATGAAGTTGCGTGTTTCTTCAATCAAAAGAGTGCCAGTTGGACCAATCGCCTTGACATCGACATTTTCAATCACTTGATCGGCGATCAGTTGGCCATCGCTGGGAATTGCTTCAATTGCAAGATTGCGAAGAATTTCATTTACTGGATGAAGATTGCTATAAGATGGATTTGCCATTTAATTAGACTCCTAAAGATACATTTACAAGGATTTCGATTTCTTCATTTGCACTGGCTGCGGTGTTTGCAGTGTTTGGCAAGAAGCGGCCTGCTATGATTTGTGTGCTACCAGCTGAACCATCATAAGCATAAACTTTGCCAGCAGTGCCAGGCATCACAAAAAAGTCAGTGCCAGCGGTGATTGTACCACCAGCAACAACACGGGAAACGCCGCTGATACATACATTGATAGCATCACCACTTGCGCCAGAAAGTTGAGCAACACCGACGGGGATGTCAGTTGCTGCGGTACATGGTGTAACTTTGCCAGCGTTATCAAGTTTGACAAGAGTCAAAGCGGTGATAGATGCAGCTGCGATGAAGGTTTTATAGATAGCATGATTGTTTAAGCTCATGATTATTATCCTTTGAAATGTTTGATATATGCATCAGGTTGTTCGTTTTTCATGACATTTAAGGCTTCTGAGAAAGTGATGCCTTTTGTCTTTTTGATCTCATTAACTTGATCGATAAAGCTAATTTCTTGAGCGGTGCTAGCATGTCCCTTTTCAGAAAGATTGATAGCTTGATTTGCTTTGCGTTCGCTGAATGATTGCCAAATAGCTGGGAATTTGTCTTTGATATCGTAGGCTGATTCAACGGCTGAAATTTCGCTAGGTGTGATCTTGCCAGTGTTGAGAAGGCCGTCAACAACAAGCTTTCTTTCTGCTTGATGTTTTTGAGCGCTCAAAGCCTTTAATTGCTCAGATAAGGAAGTAACTTGAGCATTCAATTCGTTCATCAGCTTAGCGCTTGCCATCTCAGACAAAGCGGCGGCCTCTGACTTCTTCTTCTCATCTTCCATCATCTTTTTCTTGTCTAGGTTTTCACCTTCAAGTTCGATCTCTACCTTTTGACCGTCTGCCATAATGGCATCATCTTCTGGCGCTGAAAGCTGATCATTTTCAGATTTCAAGCCTTCAATTTGAGCTTCTAGTTGCTTGACAAGTTGATCTTTTTCTAGCACCAAAGTGGCCAGTTGATCAACTGTCATGGCTTTTAATTCGTCTGGATTCATTATGTTCTCCATGAGTAAAACACGACTGATTTTATTTTTAGATTGTGCTGGTCTAGCGGTCAAAGTCACGGCTTGAAGTTGAGCAAAACCAATTGGCTTCGGATCCCCTTCTCTTGCAAAAACTTCACCGACCAAGAATTCTGGTGATGGATATAAAACGCCTTCACTGGCCTTCACTAGATCAAGACCAGCTTGAGTATATAACGGTTTCACAAATAGTGCATCTTCTTTGATATACACATCTGCAATCTCACCGTATGCCATGGATTGAGCCGGCGCAGTAGGACCGTTATTCATAAAGGGAGATGATTGATGATTCCAGTCAATAATGACCGGATCAGTCTCTTTTCTATCTTTAAAAACTCTTACCATTTCCTGCAAGATATCAATTGAAATTTCTTGAATAGTCTCGCCGTTGATCCGGCTGTTGACCTTACCCAAAGAAAGCACCTTAATGTCTGATCCTGGATATAAAGCAACTTCCCCCAACCTGATTCTTTCTCTAAATGCCTTAAAGTCAGTACGATTGGAGGCCTGCATGGAAGTCTCTGACAATGCCTTCTCTTTCTCATCAGCTCTCTCCATTTGTGCTAAAATCTTCTTTGCCCAAGTATAACCAGCATCACCGCCCCAACCATCCCAAGCCTGTCGACCTTTGCCATACTCTTCCCATGTTGAGCCTTGCTTGTCGACTTCGTGTCTTGTGAAATAGGCCACCATTCTTTTAATGGTCTCTGGTGATAAAGTGACTCCATTTGATAAATCTCTTGCTCGAGCAATACCCACCGCCGTCATACCACGCTTTGAAGGTGGTTGCTCAGATCGTTTCTTTAGTGCTCTGATCGCTGCGTCTCTTACCCCTTGAGGTGGAGTAAAATCAATTCCATCATATTTTTTAGGAGCATTGAGATAAGCGCCAACGCGTCTGCTCATTAGTCTCTGTTTTGCCAAAGAGATTTGTTTTTCATTCATCTTATAGCTCGCAATCTTTCAGCCATCGCCAAGGCTGGATTTTGTGCAACTGCTCGGTCTTGTGCCGTTCTAGTGGCCTCCATTGGCAACTGACCGGCGCCGATCTTTTGTCTGATAGCACGCTCAAGATCATCATCTGGTGTGAGTAGTTGAGCTTGTACCAAGGAAGGCAATGAGATCAAAGCGTCTGCAAGTGCATCAGCATCTAGGCCGGTATGCACTAAGCGGGGGAGTTTTGTTGTCTCAATGTTTCCATAATTCCAACGGATAAGACGGCCAATTGTGCCGCCTCCCCGTCTATCTTGTCCACTGATTGCACTGGCCACCAAGTCAAGAAAATTGATACATGCTCTTCTAAAAACGGATAGATGCACTTCACCAACTGATCTAGATCCAGTGTCGGATATCCCCAAATTCATAAATTGAGCCATGAAGGCTTGAGAAATTTGATTGTCGCACTCTTGAATAACTTGCAAAGCGCCACCAGCATCAAAGCCGGCCGATCCTCCATAGGTGTCAAAAGAAACAATATTATTTTCAACTAAATAGCTTTGCTCCTGCACAACATAGGCCTGCGCTTGTTGCTGAGCCTCATTGATCATTGCCTCAACATCACCACTTGAAATTCCCATCTGATCGATCGCTTGACGATTGACTTTAACAATTGGCGTAGGCACAGCCCATTTCTCAAGACCAATAGCCATGAGAGTGGCAGACCGTTGTTTCTCTTTCCACCACCACCAGCATGGACGCAAAAGGCCAATCCCTTCAAAGTTTGATCCAGTACGATTGAGCGTCAATAGCAAAAGTTTTGATGCTGGAATTGGCTCAGGAGTAACACCGCCAACCATGATTTGAATGACGCCGTCTAAATTTTGTTTGTCGGCTGATAACCACTGTTGATGTGAAGAAGGTTCTCTATCTGCGTATCTCTTGAGAAAGACTTTCTCTTTGCCAATTGAGTCTTTGGCTACACAATAGATCTCTTCTGCGTATCTCCAGCCATGAGGAATGAATTCTAAAAGGTAGTTGAGTTGATCCTCAAAAGACAATTCCATCATGCCGGGATAACCTTTAAAGCCAAAGGCCTCATTGGCAAATCTTGCCAGCTCTTCACTTGTTTGATCGCCATCTTTGCCAGCCTTAAATTCCCACTTTGCTGACAAAAGAGTCTGCTTAACCAAATTCCATGATCTTCTAATAATAGGATCAGTAGCCAGCATGTCTTCCGCTTCTCTGGTCCATGATCTGCCAGATAAAGCCGGATTTTGCTCCTTACCTGTGATATACCCGCCTTGAATGGATGTCCCACTTATCCCATAAGATTGAAAATGTGGTCTCTCTTGAGATAGATAAGGCATCTCTTGAGTGGATCTTGTCATTGTCATATATGGAAATGCTGTCATTATGTTCACCTTAATCAACTATCTTCTATCTTATTGCACAAAATACCATTATATCAAATAAAATTTAAAAACTAGGTGCAGAAAGCAAGAAAAACTGCACCTAGAAACATAAAGCAACCGGATTGATAAACACGCTCAAGGTGAAAATATGTGCAAGATAAATGATGAATTTTTTATCACTACTTCCGGC